AACCCCAATAATAAATATCATTCAAAAATAGTTGATATTTAATACTAAACATTCCAGAAGATACTGAGTTAGAACCCTCAAATGTAAAAATCTTATTTACGCCAGTAACATAATCTGGAACTTTTAAATAGTTGCCATTTTCAAAGTATGAAAACGTTACTCCAACTCCAGCAACAGTAGTGGAAACATCTGTAACGTCTACTCCAACATCAGATACAGATTTTGCTTTTCCTCTATCAATATCTGCTTGAGTAATCTTATACTTTAAGAATGTTGGGTAGACGCCATCAAAATGTCGCTCTTGGAAGAACTGCAAGGCATCATCAACGAGATCTTCGATTTGCTCTTCAGCAACGTTTATCTCTAAAACTGGAGCGCCAAGTTTCCTTAAGCAGTAGTCTATTAGTTCTTGTCTCGTTGATGGTTGTGCCATTATAGTTTAGAAATGACTTCTTGCTGTTTTAAGTATAATTTGTGCATTGACTTAGCAATATTTCGCAAAGTCTGAACATCACTTATACTATCTATGTTTCTAGCATTTTTTTCATACTCAAAGTTTTTTGCAACAGAATCTAGAGTTATGTCAGAGGGATCCATTCTTAATCTCCATTAATAATGATTTTATTTCATTAATGTCCGATTTTAACCTATTCAAATCATTTTCGATGTGCTCAATTTTACTGTTTTCACTTTTCCGTTTCTCTCTCCTTTTTATATAGAGATCATACTGACCTTTATCAGTATTAATAATAGCATTACTATTACTATCTCTATATAAATGGGATTGATCTTTTACTTTTAATCTGTCCATACTATGCTAATCCAATAACTCTTAGATCTCTAAATCTTGGTGGGAATGCCTGATTTGTTGAGGTGCCTAACAACTTCACTGAGAAGAAGTTAAATGGCTCAAGATTATCAATATTAAACTCTAAATCAACATAACTGATGCCACCTTGCTCATATCCTAGAGCATTATTTCTACTATATTGTTTATCTGGAGTTCCATCATTTTTGGTAATATCAATAACTTCACCCGATGCCAATCTATTTCTAAATCCAGGGAATGGATAATAGATTGGTTCTTTTTCTGCAGACTTCATAACAGCAAAGAATGCTCTAACATCAGTATATTGATTTATATATGCTTCAACAAGAACTTTTATAGAAGTTGCTGGGAACTCTAGTTGGATTGGTTTTGTTTGATATGTAAATGCGGTTGGATCTTCTGTACTACTGGATGTTCTGGAATCATTAATATAATCACTGATTGGATTATTTACTCTATTTGATACAAATACAGCACCAAGACGATCCAGGTCAATAATAGGACTAATAACTGGTTGATCTGTTGATAAGTTTAAAGTAATTTCTAGAGATTTGTTTCCAGGTAGTTGATCTGCAAAAGCAAGTTCATTGATTCTGGAAGCAATAACTCTAGGAGATTCAAAATAGTTATCTTCATTAATAGTCAATGGAACGGTTCCAGCATCAAGGAATGATTCTTCATTTCCATCAATACTAGTACCAGTTGTTGTTCTAACCGTAGCAGTTAGTGTTGCATCTGGAAGAACTAATGTATTTATAATAGGATGAATCATTTCATAGGCAATGTTCTTAGAACCATAGACTCCAGGTCCACCACCACTCTTAGTTTCAGCTAAGAATAGTTTTGGATATGTAACTCCAGTAGATCTATCTACTCCATCAGTTGAAGTATCTATCTTAATGTTATATTTGTCTAGTCCAATTGGGTTTTCTACCGTAGCATCTTGTAAGAAGTGTTCCTTATTGATTCTTCTTAGAGAAATACCATTATATTCATACTTATATACTTTTGGATTATAGTTAACAGTGCGAGGAATTGCTATTGATGATGTATCAATGTCTCTTCCAATACCCGTTAAACTACTTCCAGTAACTCCAGTATATGAAATGATTTCATTTCCAATAGAAATATAACCAGGATTCTGAGCAGAAACTGGAATGTTTTCAAAGGCTTCAAATACTGAAATATCATCTGCATCTAACTCAATATCCTCAGTAGATGTTCTTGAAAGTGATCCTACTAGTGTTGCAGGAGAAACATCAGATTCTACACCAGAAATCAACACTCTATTTTGTAGAGAATGCATTCCGTGGTTTTTATGGATAACTTCAATATGTAATCCATCATGAACAGTTTCTATAGATTCAACTGTTACATCAGTATCATTTCCACCATTACCTAATGCATTAATAGTAGTTGTTCCGAATCCAACAACAGGATCATTACTGTAGAAGTATAGTGCTTTAGTAGGTGAAACATTAAAATCACCTTGGATTTCGTCCATAATGATTTGATTTATGCCAAAAATATCAGTTACTGACAATACAAGATTTCTTCCAACAGAAGAGATTCCTAGTTGAGATGCTGTCAATTCTTCGCCAATAACATATCCAGAACCACCATTTACGATAGTTGCAGCAATAGCAACACCACCATCGATTGTAATATCAGCAGTAGCATTCTTACCATCACCTGTTAATGAAACTAGAGGAACATCTTCAAAAGTAAATGCAGGTGCTCCAAACTCAAAAGGAGTATATCCAATGCCAGCATTTGCTAAAGAAAGATTTCCAGTTGCAATACCAGCATTTCCAATATAAACACCACTTGCATTAGAATCTTCTTGATATATGGTATTTCCAATCCTTAAGTTAGTATCAGTTATAGTCGCACCAAGAGAAACTCTTTGTGTTTTAGAATATGTTTTGAGTGGATCTTTATAGAGATTATTTACTTGAGAAACATCACTATTAACAAGAGTTACACTACCCTGTTCTACAAATCTTGCATTAAATAGTGTAAACTTAAGATCTTCATATTGACTTGGACTCCAAGTTGATCCATTCTGAGATTTAAATAGAGATCCTAGTTCATTCTGGGTAGTAATAGCAATTTCTTCACCATTAACACCAAATGTAGTTTCTCCTAGTCTAGAAATCCAAACATAATAATCAGTAACATCAGATAATAATACAATACAATGCTCTTTATTACCTTCTAAGTAAACTGGTCCTTGGAAATTAACTCTTGTTGGTACAGCAGCATCATCAGAAATATTAACCTGACTTGGTAACAGCTCAACTCTACTTAATGGATAAACTTCTGTAGTTGGAAGTCCAAGTTCCATTGATCTCAGTTCAACATATACTGGAAGATCTTCAGACTTTGCCTGGAAATAAAGATCCATGTGAGTCACAAATACACCAGCAGCATTTGGGATAAAGAATGACTGTGCTAGTGGATCATGTCTATTTGGCGGTGCTGGTGGAGATACTGTGAATGAAAAACTACTTGTGGTAGTATTAGTTGGTACAAATGCCGTAGATGTAGAAACAATCGCTCTTTCTCTAGTAATAGTAGCAGATTCAATCAGAGTATTTCTTACTTGGATTGTAGTTTCTTGTGTTTGAGTAATAAATCCAGAAGAGAAGAACTGTCCAGTAGCTTCTGTAGTCTCTACGCCAAGAATAATATCATTAGATTGGTCGTTTGAAACTTTGAACGAAATAGCACCAGTAGTAAATCTTTGATTAGTATCATCGTTTGGATTTGGTACAAATAATGATCCAATAACAACGCCAACTTGATCTGTAAATAATCTCTTATTTGAAATCGTAGCAACTGCTCCACTCGTAACACCTTCCGCTCTAGCACCTATTAAAACATTTCCACCATAACCAGAAGAATAATCACCAGAAGCAGTTGTATCTACATTTAAAATATTTGAAGACTCTGTATAAGCAGTTGGTAATAAACTCTGATCATAAGGACTTCTATCATAGAAAGTTTGAGCATTTGGATCATTAATGTTGCCATATTGATGATTTGGTGCTGCACAACGATATCCCGCTATCACAAAGTTATTTTCATCATAGAATATAACATCTTCACCAATAGTAAATGATCCATCGACCATTTCTATTTCTAATAGTTTTGGCGTACAAAGTGCAGTAACATCCTGATCATCAAAGAAAGCGTATAATCTTGTGCTTGGTTTCATCTTCTTAGCGATGAATTCAACATTTCTTGATCTCAAATAAGCAGCACTAGAAGCTGATACAACTCTATTTCCTAGATTTTTATCTTCAATAGGATTAGTTATCCTAGTAGTTGTACCTTGCTGAGTTGCAGTACCAGTATTAGTAGTTTGTACAACATTACCACTAGTTGTTGTTGTGGCAACAGTTACTGTATTTCCACTCTGCGATGTTGAAGAACTACTAACTGAACCTCTACCAATAACTGCTTGAGAAGATCCAGTCCAGTTGTTTGTCCAAGATCCCCAACTTACAGGATCAAATCCATCCTGAGATGCAAACTCTTGAGCAGTAAAACTAGGACTTTCTTCAATGACTCTACCTTCAATACCAGTAATGATTAGTGGTTCTAGAATAGTCTCTTCGCTCCAAACATCGGAAGATGGGTTTAAATCAATCTGACCATAATAGTTTGTTACAAGATACGGAGTAACATTTACTACTCTTGTGGAAAAAGATTGTCTGATCCTAATCTCCTCATTATATGCTAAAGTTAGTAGTCCCTTACCTGTATTTTCATTACGAGCTCCACCACCACCAGTTATTTGGATATTATTTCCAATAATATTTGATATTTGAGTAAACTTAACATCATCATACACACTTCGTGAAATGCCCTTTACTGGATGAACAGATGGAGCATTGTTAGTGTTATAGTTAATATTATTTGCTAAAGTTAAATCAAGCTCTGTAGTATAACAAGCTGGACGTAGTTCTCTATTTACTTTATCATTTGAGTTCTTAATCTGACCCTCAACAACATATTGATTATTTCTGGTTGAGAAATCATCAACAAAGAAACCAGACTTAAATCTATTCAGTCCATTAGAATCTGGAACAGATAACGCTGAAGTTGATTGCTCTAGTAGATTTAATGTCGTATAATACTCAAGATTTTTAATTCTATTCTCTAACTTAGAGATATCAGACATTCTATATCTTTTATGTGTTAAAAGTTGAATATCTGCTGCTTTTCTTGCATTTTTTGCATATGGTGCAAAAGTAACTCTAGCAATCTCAAGAGCATTTGCTGGAGATTCTGGAGGATCTAGAGATTCTGATGCAACACCTTTCTTGACAATAATCTGCTCATTAATATCCAAGAATATTCTATCTACTCTACCGAGATAGAATGTGTAGTTTAAGATAATATCTTCATCCGCAACTAAAATGTCCCTAAATGAGTTATTAGTTTCACTGTAGTTCTTTCCAAAGAACTCAAATGGAGATCTTTGACCCTCATAAACGAGGAAAGGATCTGGAATAGGTCTTAAATCTAAAATATCAGTTTTTGATGTCTGACCTGGTGCCGATGAAATTGTATTTCTGGGAATACTGGAATACGAGTTTACACATACGACATCTCCAGCATCGTCAGATGGAATATATACCCTGTCATAAACGACTTTAATCCTTCTTTTTGGAGATGCTGAACTAGAAACTCTCTTTAAGAATGAATATGTATATGCTTGAGAAGTCTCTCCAGACTCAAGTAAATATCTATCAGTGATATTAACGCTTTGCGTATCGATATAGTTTACTACTTCTGCCGTTATGCCAGTTTCTTTGCCTTTTATTGCTTCAGAAGTGGAAGGAGTTTTTTTATTTACCGATACAACTTCAATAGTTGAAGGATTTATAATATTAGTGCATACTAAAACACATTCTGAAGTGCTTCCGATTAAACGCTCACCAACTTTAATGTTATTTGCAGTTGTTGGGGACTTTTCAGAAGTTAGAATATTAGTTATTGTTAACTTCGGTAAAATCGGATCTTCTGTAGTTCTTGATTCGAAAACACCATACAATCTAATGATTTCTGGATGATTTAAACAGATTCTATCATCTTGAACTCTTGTGCCATATGGATAGTTTCCAAATACTAAACCATCATTTAAAGTTGTTGCGCCAACACCAGCGATATTTACACCAGATTGCTCAAGAGATGATTTTGATAATGTAGCAACTTCAATCTTTTTAACTTTTGCTCTACTCTTAACTGTTGATTTGTACAGTGAAGCAATAAATCTTGCTTGACCATTAGTAGTGAGATTAGTTAATGTAACTTCTCTACCACCATTTGAGAATGCAAAGTTTCCACTTTCTAATGGAATAATAGTTCCATCAAGAGTTACCAAAGAATATCTTTCTTCATCATATGGTTGGAAAGATTCATTTGCAGATAATGTAGATGCTGAAATGTTAAAACCATTACCTGCAATAGTAACAGAATACTCTCTTCTAATAGAAATTCTAGACTCACTAAGGTCTACAGATTCAATATTTTGCTTGGGGAACGGAGTATATAATGCGTTATTACCAACTTGTCTTTCTGTAGTTAAAATAGCAAAATCTAATCCAGTAGTTGTTGATACTGGAAGAGTTCCTATACAAATACCAGAAACCGATTGAACTGGTTCAATAACAATACTATTAGTCGATACTGATTGAATCTTTGCAAAATTTGGTACAGTATTTTCACCGATAGTATAAGATACTAAATCTCCATCTTCACAAATATTAGTAAATACGGTTGATGGTGATGTTACTGTAGATACTCCAGCAGATTCGCCTTGAATAGCAACACTTCCCAAAGAAACTTTTTTGGATTGCTTTAGATCACCAGTAAATGTAGATAATCCGACATTTCCGTAAACTGATTTGGTATCATCAATACCATATGATCTAATATTTGTGATTACTCTAGTTTCTCCATTACTAAAAGTGATTTTTTCTCCAATGGAATATCTTCCAGAACTACTATATGCAGTAACCACACCTGCATTTGATGCACCAAACCTTAAGAAAGAAAATGCTCCAGTATATTTGCCATCAATTTTTGATGGAACAGTTTCTGTTACTGGTTGGTTTAATGTAATCTCTGTATAGAAATCTAAATCATATGCATTTAGATCCCACTCATTGAGATCTAGATTGCTTGTGTTGTATGCACCAGATTCTAGAGCAAAATCATATACTCTGCTCAATCCAATCTCTTTGCCAGATGCTTCTAAATTATTTGATCCCAGTCTAGAATCTCTCAAAGAAACGTGATAGGTTGAAATACCAATCTTTGGTGTTCCATGTAACCTATTAAGAGTTAGACCTGTTCCAGGGGCATATTGGATGGACTGATTTAATAATGTTTTAGTATCTCTAGGTTTTTCAAAATCGATTAAAGTACTAGCTAACCTTTCAATCTCATATCCTTTAACATATGCTTTTCCTGGAGATAGTTTAAATACTCCCATACTTTCCTTGGGAGTATTTTGTTCTCTAGTTACTTCTCCTTCTTTAAATACACCTCTGCTACCCTCTAAGTCATTTAGAGATTCCTCTACGGTTAGAGTAAATGGTGTAATATAATAATCTCCAGACCCATCGTAAGTTCTTCTGGCGAGTTCATTGCCAAGCTCATTGTACTCAGGATTTCTATTTAAGAATACAATATTGCCGTCTTCTACTCTTGTAAGTTCAATAAAGTTATCTGTTTGATCATCATCTAAATCTAAAGATGCTAATCTTGCTGTGATTTTTAATCTATCTGCTCCAGGAGCAGCATAGTTTGAAAATCCTCTAGAGTTATCAAATAGAGTTGAATCATTATCTGAAGTTATAATCTGCTCAGTAATACTTAGTCCAATCTTTGCATTTGCTAAGAAACTAAACCTATCTACAACTAGTAACTCTTCAGCAACATTAACAAAGTTTCCTCTTAGAAAATATACACCTTCGCTAATAATAGCTGCTGATCCAATAATAGGAGTTTTTACTAATAAGAAATCTTGACCACTTCTAAGAGTAATATCATCAATAGTACTAACATTTTCGTATTGATATTGTCCAGAAATATTGCTTGATGATCTTGAAGCAGTTACAATGGTACTTTGTACACCACGATCACCAAAAATGTCTTCAGTACTTTGAGTTTTTACATTTACGAGAGTGGAAGAAGTTACACCACGCCTCAATACAGGAAGAATCTCAGATTCTGCGTAGAGAGATTCTCCTGGTTGAAACTCAGTTTCATTATTGGTTCCAGTATTTAAATACTGAAAATATACCAGAGTATTATTTAAATCTGGATAATCGATTTTTCTAAGTACCTTAACAACTTTAGCTCTTAGACCACTATCTCTGCCAACAATAACGTATCCGTACATCTTAGCATTATTAATGTATTGATCAATATCAATAGCATTAAATGTATTTTGAACCTCAACGCCAGTAATCCTGGTAAAACTAATATTACCTGGGATTACAACAGATCCTTCTTTAAAAACGTGGTTTCCAAACTGTTCGATCTGATTTTGCAGTATCGATTGTACGTTTGATAACTCTCTAGCCTGAATGGGATATCCAGGTTTAAAAAGAACTTTATAATAGTTTTTGTCCTCATCAAAGTCATCAAAATAAGGAAAGACGTTTAGATTCGTTTTTGATGGCATAATTCTTTAAAACTGCAAGATTACCTTGATATCTTCTTTTTGGTTTTGGGATCTTGTAATGGACGGTCTATTATCAACATAGATAATGTCTCCAGAGTATTTTTTAACTTCTGGATTTGATATCCCATTTTGAAATTCTTGACCTAAACTGTAGGTCCTATTATTTATTACAGTTGTTATACCAGGATTAGATTCTGTTCCGAAATCTGTATCAATCTCTAATGAAGAAACTTCACCGATAATCAATAAACTTCCACCACCACCAACATTGGAAGTAAAATCAACTTTACCATATCCATATGATGGAGTATAGTCTCTAGATTTGTCAAAGTTAAATCCATAAAGAGTTCTATCTTGCCAATATTTAAGAACCCCAGTATTTTCATTGTAAGAAACTACTCTTCCAACAGCAGTAGTACCTGTTGAAACATTTTGTGTAATAATGCTATCTGGTAAATATCTACCATCAGAAATGTTTCCAATAAGCTTAATTGCATGTAATGCACTTACTTTATCATCATCAAGGATATCATTAGATCCATATTTTAGTGGATTTTTTACAATACCAAATCTAGCAACTTGATTTCCAAGAATAAAATCTGGATTTTGTAAATCATTTTCAATTCTACAATAAACTAATACTCTCGTTGCGCCTAACTCTTTATAAATGTTGTATCCATGACCTCCTTGAGGTGGAATGATAACATCAACATCTGGTTCTTCATAACCAATAGTATCTACTGGTAAACCGCCACCAGCAAAATCTAATACTGCATATGTGTATCCAGATCCACCATTAGTAATGATGACAGAATCTAACCTAGATTCGGAATCGATAATAACTGTAGCTTCCGCTCCAGATCCATCACCTTTAATAGGTACTCTATTATAAACTTGATTTGCTGGACCAATATTTGCACCACTATCAGCGATTACTGCATTTTTTATCTGTCCACTAGTAGAAGCATGAAGTTTGATCGCTGAAGATGATTCATCTACACCCCACTCATCTGGAAGTGGTATATAATCAATACCATCAAACTTAATGATATCCGATGGATTAATAGTATACAAATATTTCCACAAATAACCATCATTACTGCTACCAGCAGGTTTTGGTTCTAAATCGGTAAACAGTGGTTCATCCAATGAAGGTTTACCTGAAAAGTTATTTTCATCAGTACCATTGTGAATACAAATATAAACTTTATAATCCTTATTCACTACATAAAAGTTTGAATAATATAGACTAGTTGCTTCAGATGGTTGTGATAAGTTTGTTCTACTTATATCATGTCTATACATGTCATAAGTAAATCCACTTTCCCATTGGATCTTTCTAATGACTCTTTTAACATCATTTTTAGAAATCCTTTTTAAGGATGTCATAGTGTCCCAATAATCATTCTCTTCGTCAAAACAATCTTTAGGAGATGGTGGTGTTATATCCCACTCAGAGTCATATTCAGTTGCATTTGGGAGACCAATGAATGCATAATAAGAGTTTGAAGAAACACCAATGGTATTGACAAAGTTCTCCGCATTAAATATTCTTAGTTGATCAGTTATAATTGCTGACATTGGTAGACTTTTTATCTATTTATGAGGTTTACAGGTATGATTTATAATCTAAACGATTTTTCCTGACAACAACAGGTGATGTATTTATTCCAGATAAACGATTGCTATTAACCACAAAACTCATTGGCATTCTTCTTCCTAGATTAGTTATTTTACCCCATGTATAAGTCCCTGCTCTGGTAGTTACTCCTACAGGAGCATTATTTGTAGAAGAATCTACATTTACTCTCACTCTAGTTACAAAGGTAACACCTACCCCTGGAACAGTAGATGATACTGTAGAAACTGCCTGCACTTGGTAAACATTGTCTAAGAAGCTATTACCAATAGAAACATTTACTGTTCCTGTGGTATCTCTAGATGTTATTCCATCACCAACATTTGTGTTATCTAAAATGAAATAATCACCAACTTGTAGTGCAGATAAACCAGTAGATGCAACTCCAACAGAAGCAACATCTGTATCTCTTAGATATGAATCTAATGGAACAAATAAATCTAAGTCCAGATATGTATTTCCATTATTAATCTGAATCACATCTCCAAAATCTCCTTCATAACTAACGTTCTCTATAACTTCATATATTGCTCTAGGAGACTCAATAATGACTTGTGGTGGATTCGTTGCCGTATATCCAGATCCAGAAGAAACAACAGTTATTGAATCTACTGATCCATTACTAATGCTACTTTGTAGAACTGTTTGGTTGGTATAGAAGTTATTTTTATTTGTAAATGTTAGATTGTCTGGATTTGGAATAGATGCAGATGGTGTAAATGTATATCCAAGACCACTATTACTGATAACAACACCAGTAATAGTTCCAGCAGTAGAAACAATAGCAGTTCCAGCAGCTGAAGTAATGGATTCTTGTGATACTACTGTTATCGTTTGCTTTCTTGTTTGTTCAGTAGAATATTCTCTAAGATCATCGAAGAAAATCTTAACTCCATCAACGTAAATATCCGTTGAAGTTGTATTGATAGTATCAATCACTCTTGCTACTGGGGATATGTATGGTTCATAAATTGATCTAGATTTTCCAACATAACCACCATTCACTGCAATATCATTCTTTTGTTGGCAAAGAGCAATAGGTCTGATAATGGATTCACTTTGATCTAATCCTGGACCTGGATACGCAATAGTTTCAACTGTATTTGTATTCACAATATCAAATACTTGACGTTCATTTTGCAAATACAATGGATTATCGCTATTAATAGTAAATAAATCACCTTTTTCAATTGGTTCAATAATGTCTACATTTCTAGTGTCAACTGATCCAGAACCCCTATAAAATACTATATCTACTTTTGTTCCTATTTCTAGAGGAACTGGGAACTCAATAATACTTCCATTTTCAAAAATATAACCTTCATCTGGAACTTGTAAAATATCATTTACAAATACTAGAAGTGTAGATTTAACTTCAATACCAGATCCTGGTTTTGATCTAATAGTTGTTTGTTGACCATTAATATAGATTGGGAAGAATCTTCTACTTCCATCAATGAGGTCTTGAATAGAATCAATAGGTTGCAACTCTCCAAAATGCCATGCAGAGAAATCATCTGCATATAAACGATCTACAATAATAGTGAAGTATTCGAATGCACCATAATCCGATGTAGTTGGGATACCAGTTTCACCACCAACAGGAACTGTTAATAGATCACGAACATTAAATCCATAACCATAGTTTCTTACCTCAAAGCTTAAAACACTAGAATCTTGACTTACAACAAGATCTACATATGCCTCAGTTCCCAGTCCGCTAGAAGGTGCTTGATATTGAAGAGGAATATTCCAATATGGTTCTGGATCATCAAATATAACTTGAGGTGGATTTGATGAGGTATAACCAGTTCCTGGATTTGTGATTGCAATAGAAACCACCGACCCATTATAAACAGTTGCAAATCCAATGTATTCTACATCAGAATCTAAAGATGTTGTTACAACACCAATCTTGACATATGTTTGGATTCCAGATCTATATCCAGAACCAGAGTTGCCAATAGAAATATTGGAAATTGATCCTGTACCAGATATTGTAGCGGTTCCTCCAGCAGAAACTAAAGGTTGATAACCAAGTCCAGCAGTAGAACCAACTGAAAGGATGATTCTTCCTCTTGGTAAACCAGATTGGTTAATATCATAATAACTGGTGCTACTAAATCCTGTAAACTTGATTTTAGTTTCGCCACCAACTTCCAACATTGAATAGTTTCCATTATTGAATGGACCATCTGGAACCTGGAAAACATTATTGACAAGAACTGCAGCATTTAGTGATGCAATACCTGTCACATTACTACCCAGACTTTGGATAGTAAACTCATCATCATATCCATTAAACTGATCGGATACTGTATCTAAGATAAAGTTATCGTTGTATGGATCATACTGTGACCCAGGAGAAGAGCTTCTTAAGAAAACTCTACCATTGAACTTAGATCTTACATCAATACCAAAGTAATCGACTTCATCTGGTTTGTTGAGAGAGTTTTCAAACTGAATGTTTCCAAAAGGTGCTTCTGGGAAATAAATGGTATTGCCAACTATATTATAGTTTGCAGTTACTTTTGTTACTACACTTCCAGCTGGATGAGTATTTCTCTTAGTTCCAATAAATCCTCTTGTACAATAAACAAAGTTTGGATTATCATTAAATCCAATAACAAAGATTCTCATGATTTCATTATCAATCTGAATCAGATCTCCACCTTGGAATCCATCAACAGATTGGAACTCAAGGATAGCATTAAATGGAGTTGAATCTATTGCCAATAGAGCAGTTGTTCCAGATGAAACTACTGGGGATTGAACAATATTATCTAGAGAAATCAGAGTTCTTGTATTTTGTTTTTTAGATGTAAATTTATGATCTGTAGTAATCCCTAAAGACGCAAACTCAAAGATTTTTGGATTAAATGCCAATGCATCAGATGCAGATGCTGCAACTTGAATACTTAACTCGTCTACTTTAACCGCATATACCGTTGTGGGCAGTTTATCGGTAAGACCTATTCCTGGAACAGTAGTAGACGCAATAGAAATAGCATTATCGGTTAATCCAACATCAGAGAATCTATATGAGTAATCTAACTCTTCTCCAGTAACAAAATAGTGTCCAGGTGTGCTGATAATATTATTATCAATATCAAGTTGACTTGCTTGAGTAGCATCAATAGTTTTTTGGAATAATGGTTGTTCTTTATGATATAGTTCAAATGATTTTTTGATTGAAAGTTCAGTTCCTTCATAATCACCAAATCCAGAATCAACTTTCATGTTTCCAAGATCAATGATTTGTTCTGGAGTTGTTATTTGATCATAGTAACCAATCTTGTATTCGAAGGTTCTAACATCAACATCGATATTTGGTTCTGGAGTAAAGACTATACTACAAGTAGATCCATTGGATATTGCACCAAACGTTCCAATACCAGTATCAGTTCCACTTGAAACGATGGGAGCAACATAATCGACCTGTTTATTCCAGGTTGACATTACAACAAACTCTTCTGCGTAATGAGTACCATTAGTTAAATCTTGTACAGAAGCAATCACATATGTTGCATCATATCTACCACCAAAAGATGATAATGTAGATGCGGTTGGTGTTGGTGATGCAGAGAAAGAAGTGTATGTAGTCTCCAATAAAGCACCATTTACTGCAGCAGTTCCTACACCAGTATTTGTCGAGGAGAATGCTGTAATAGATGCATCTACTTGGAACTCATTTGAGTTTGGTGAATCAAATGCACCAGTTACAATGATTTCAGATCCATCTATAGAATATGTAAAGGTAGCAATACCTGGAGTACTATCAGAACCACCACCAGAACTATTTAAAAATCCATATTCATTTACGAATAGATCTGTACCATCAGTAGTAATAATCAACTCTTCTGTCTGCACATATCCATTATCAGCACCAACGTGAATGATTAACTTATTAGTAGTATCATTCAGAGATAATCTAAAGACTTCAGACACACCTGGACCAATACTTGGAATCTGTTCAGAATACATATGAACAGCATCGCCAAGGATAGATTCTGAGATTGATCCAACACCAACTGTAGAAGCATCGATTTCTAAAGAAGTTACAAAGACTAAGTAGTTTGTCGTTTTATAACTGATTGGGAAGAATCTCAATAAAACTTCAGTACCAGAAATCTCCGCATCAAAATCTCCAATAGTTGTTTGTGGGAATAATTTTGCATAGTCAACATTAAATACATTTAGACCATCAGAGAGTAGTAGAACTACACCTGCTTGTCTTTCATATGGATTATCGATATTTTCAACAATAACAAAGTATTTTCTAAATCCAACGACTCTTTCATATGCATCAATAGTTGAATATCTTGTAGATCTTACAACCTGATTAAACTCTGAAGATATGTCATCTAGTTCTAAAACTCTATTACCAATAGACTCAATATAATCTTGTAGTAGTCTAGACCTTAGAATAACCTCTTTAGATTTTCTAGTCTCATTTATGATAGATGTAGTTTCTGTAATAGTATCAAAATCTTGATAGCAATCTACGTCAATAACTCTATGGATGTCAGCAATACCACTAATATCTCCAGATGATTGAATAGTTTCTATTCCCACAAAAGAGTTTGGTTCTGATGGAACCAAAATATCACTAAACTTTTTAAATCCTACAGTATGGACTAGATTTGAAACATATGGATTCCAAGTTTCATAGTCAACTTCAGATTTTACAGAGTAAGAGAAGTATTGGTAGTAATCACTATCGTGTATTCTTTGTTCTGGATCATTTAAGAAACCTTTTCTTGTTGACCATCCATTTCTAACTACGGATCCAGAAGTAACTGGAAAATCTATCTCATCTGAGACTACTTTTAATACTCTGGATCTTCTTCCAGAAACTAGTCCTCTAAGAACATCTCCGACCTTAAAATCATCCAGGGTATAAACTTTAATAATGTCTCTATCATAATCAATACTCTGAATGTTTCCTCTTGCACCAGAGGTTCCTACAACTGGTTCATTGCTAAAGAACTTACTCTTTTGAGTTTCAATCTCAAAAGTTGGTAAGTATTTTAATGGAACTATTCTTCCTACTGAGTTAAAAACATTAAACTTACCAGGAGATTCTCCTTCTCCAAGAAGATTTTGTAGACTGTATGTAACAGTTGCTCCAATACCACCAAGGGCAGGATCTCTATCGATAATAGTAAATGTAGTATAGTTGTAGTTTTCTGAGTTATAACCTTTACCAGTAGTTGCAATACCAACACTTACATTTTCGACCAATACTTTATCACCAATCTCAAATGGGAAGTCTTGTAAGAAACTGTATGATGGAGAAAGTTCTACAGTTACATGCTTATTATCCTCATTAAATGTAATAGTATTGATTCCAATGCCATTTGAGTTGTTTATAGTGAGGATTTTTGGTGAATATTCAGATAAGTTATATGTATTTTTAATAATATCGACTTTTCTTGTGAATATGTTATACTTAAACTCCAAATCTTCCACTAACTTATTGGTATATCCATCAATAATGATGATATCTGGAGCAGTAGAATAGTTTTTACCTGGTGAAATAACCTTAACTTCCTTTACAGAAGACAAGTAATCTAACTCAATAATTGTAGGAGTTTTTGATGATGGTCTAATAGTATTGTCAGAATAATAATCGTAACCAATATCGTCAAACTCGATATTTAATGGTGTACCAATATTGTTACTTTCGACCTTTAGAATGGCACCACTACCATTTTCCGAAACAATCTTATCTATTTTAGGGATACTCTTATATCCTTCACCTCTAGATTGAATCTCAATTTCAGCAATAGATCCTTCAACAACTGGAGATTTAACAAAATAGTTTAGTACGTTTCCTCTACCAGAAGTATATTCATATCTTTCTGGGTCATTAAAAATAGGTGCTGTAAATGTATTTGATGTATTTGAGTTGATTTTGTAGGTATTAGAAAACTTACTATCAACAACATTAATGGAGTTATTAATATATCCATCATCTGATCTATTTTTATAAGTGTAAAGTTCAAGATTTTCTGTATTATTACCAAATCTTCTCTTTGGAACTAGATTATAATAAATCTCTTTTGGTAGATTTGAACTATTTCTTAGAGTTGCTTTTGCATCACTTGAAATACCTATGGAACCATTATATGTCAGATCAAATGAACGTTGTTTAGCAGTTGTATAGAACTCATGGGTCAACATGTGATCCCAATATAATCTAAAATCAAATGCCTCTTTTTCTCTCTCATTATCGATTGATAATGAAGAATCGGAAAGATCAAAAATAATATCTTCATATTTTACAACTTCTAGTGGTGAATTTATTGGTAATATTGATCCAGCAAGAGATGCTGTAATATCTACAGCGTTTATGCCCAGCAGAGCATCATATTTCTGCTCTGCTAACTTGATTCTATTAGAAGTGATAGCAGACACATAATATACTTTATCATGGTCCAATCCAGTAGTTATTGCTGGATTAGATGATAGATATATTACTTGTTGTCCACTTTGATACTTATGGTTTTCTATTGTAATGAAGTTTTTTAAAGTATTTACATCAGAAGACTCAAAATCTCTTCTTCCAATGATAACAGCTCTGTTTCGTTTGTTATATTCTACTTTATAAGTTGTAGAAATGCCCGATTCTACATAAAGATCAAATCTATCGCCAACAGAAAGACCATGTGGAGTACTTGTAGTAACTAATACTCTATCATCTGAAATATCACACTCTAAAACATTTGAATATCTTGGAGTTAGACTGTGAACAGAACCCAGTCCAACATTAGTGAATAACAATAGTTGTGGATCTGTGGTGATTCCAGAAGATACAGTTGTCAAACCAATCAGATTGCTGTTTATTTTTACAGCATAAATCTGTTCAACATCAGAAAGTAAGAATGATCCGTTTTCATTTTCTACGGTTATAGAAGTTCCACCTTCATTTGAATAATCTAGTAAATCACCAGTAATAAGAGGATGATTGCTTATATTGATTGTTACTGTATTCAATCCAACATTTTCTGAGGGGATAAAATATAACGGATTTTCTAGAGAGTTTGTAAAACTTGTTGTTATGAAAGAATTTTGTGGACTAAAGGTGAACTTTCTTGGAACTTCAATAAATCCTGAAGATACTTGGTGAGTTGATCCAATAGAACCATCATATTCCCTTTGAACTAATAATCTAGACTTGTTAGATTCTACTCTTAAAACCTTTATTTTTTCATTATTAAGTTCATAAACATCATTTGGATAAATCAAATCAAAAATAGTTGCAACAGAAATATGAGTAACAATTCCAGTTACTGAAGGAATATCAAGATTTTGCTTTAATGTTATTATATTAAACTTAACATTTATCTCAGTTGTTGTTAATAGTTCATTATTGAATGTTAATGTTACACTCTCCCCAGGAGTATAACCATGTGGGTCTTCAGTAAATGCAGTGAATACTTTACTGGTTTTTATAATATTGCATTTTTGCGATTCGGAGTGAAGTAAACTGATAGATTCAACATCTACCCCCTTTACTTTGCTAACCATACCTTTTGCTTTAAATGTATCAATTTGTCCGTCAAATACAACTCTATCTCCAACTTTGTAGTTATAACCACCAGTAACAATACCAACACTAGTTACTGATCCAAACTTTGTAGATTTTACGATTGCGTTTTGATTTCTATATGCTTTATCATATTTTAAATATGGATAGTTAATAGTATCTGCCAGCAAGCTGTATGGAGCAGTATTTCTAGTCAAATCAGAAGTGTTTAGATCAAAGTATTCTAAAGTTGATGTTGACTTAAAGTTGAACTCTGTAGGAGAAGAAATATATGCATTCCCAATAACATATGGGAAAACTGGTCTTCTATATGATTTAAATAATCCATTTGAATCAACCTCAGTGTTTACAGTACAGAAATACGCATAAACACCATTTGGATAATCTGGAGTAACACAATATCTTCCATTATGTTTATCCAATGTACCATTTCCAGTGAATGTATAATCTTCAATAAAAAATCCTGGTGGAAAATCTACTAGATTTGGTCTATTTTTGTCTTTGTTTAAATCAGTTCTTAATTCATATCCTGAAGTCATCTGGATTATTCTACCACCAGTCTGTGATGAATAAGCGTATGGACCATAGATTGGATTTCCATCATATGCCCATCCAAGAATTGGAGAATGTGCTAAAGAAACTGATTCAACTCCATTAATAAGTTCTAAATCTGGATTAAAAACTTCAACACCATTTAAGAATCTACTAGCAAGAGAAATCTCTCTAAGTTTTCTTGGTGCATATGTATGAACATATTGAATTCCTCTTGATTTTGTTTTTCCTTCATACAGGAAAGAATCTTCTGGTGAAATCAGTCCAGTCGAAACATATCTTTCAACGAGATTTATTCTCCAAGTCTGAATATTTGCAGAAATACTACCAGAGATTCCTCTGTTGACTACAAGTGCTTGAGTACCTTCAGATTGATATCCGATTCCAGGATTTTCGATTATAATATCAGAAATATAACCATCTTTTACGATTGGAATCAAGTTTGCACCAACTCCAGTACCAATTACAGAAACATCTGGTGTGGAATAATAATCTTTTCCTGGATCTTGGATTATTACAGAAATAATCTCGCCATTTTTAATAATGGGTTTTAATCTAGCATTTCTGCCCTGTAAAATCTGAATATTTGGTTGAGAAACAAAGTTTGAAACTTGAGATCCGTACTTTTGACCACCATTTTCGATAAAAACACTATCAATTTCACCACTAAAAATGGGTCTTATTCTAGCATTTGTATCAGCATTAAGATCTTCCTGACTTAATGAAGATCTTCCCTCAATTGTGACTACAATATCCTGATATTTGAACGTATGATCGCCCTCTATAAATCCATCAAAGTTAATATACTTTTTCTGCTTATAAAAAATGTCTTTTTGTGTTGAAATTCCTGTAATAGCGCATAATCTGAAAGAATCATCATCATTTTTTAGTACATAATAGTCCGTTCCAGATGAAAGACCAGCAACTGGAGCAATTTTTGGATTATAGGTGACTATTTCTCCACTTTGATAACCATGATCTTTGATTTCAATCAAATCTTTATATGTACTAATGCCAGAAGATGGACATGATCTGTATTTTTGCTCATAACCATATCCATTTTGGGAAATATTTACTCTTTTTACTCTATTTTTTCTATTTGTGGACTTTAAATTGTGCTTTCCAGTTCCTATTTGATACAGATTGATTGGATTTCTATTATCTAAAGCATCAGATTTGGATTTATGCAACTTCACATTGTAACTATCAACAAGAGATACAAAATAATATGAAGATGTGGATAAACCAGCAATAGCTACTTGACCCAAAGTTTCATATTGAATGGATTCTCCATCTTTAAACTTGTGATAAGTAGAAAAACCGATACTATCATTTACAAGATCCACTTCAGAAGCATTAAAAGTTGAAAAATGGACATATTTTTCAAGTTCTACTTCTGCTTTTGCTCCAGTTCCATTACCCCCAGATATTTTTATCACTGGAGTTTCAATATAATCAAATCCCTTATCTAATATATCGATTCTACTTAAATAACCTTTTACCGAAAGGTTAGATACACATCCAGAACCGTTTGGATCAGTAATTCGCAAATAAGGAACATTGATTACATCATAACCAGAACCTTTTGAAAGAACGTCTAGAGATTTAATTTGACCATAAGAGATGAAATCTTTAGATTTATAGTTTAATAGTTCAATACCATTTCTCCAAATACCAATAGTACCTGATTCAGTAATCTTTGCTGATACATTAGAATTTTCATGTCCTGGGTGACGAACTATTTTTCTGATGATATCCTGAGGTTCTATCTTTCTACTGTCAAGATTTTTGTAAACATAATCATACGATTCAATAGTATCTTGGATAACGACGCCACTAAATTTTACTGACTGACCTTTAACTATATTTGTTCTACTTCTATAAAGTTTAATCTGAGTTGGCGATACTTTTTCAATAAAATATATTCCTTTATCAATATCTAAAGATTTTTGCTCATCTTCGTCAATAATATTGATTACACCACCCATTGCTTGATGGTTCAAACATTGATAATATAAAACATCTGGAGTATCTTCTTGAACCTCCCAAACTAATACGCCATTACTTACATCATTATTTTTAATGCCATCATTGTATTGATCACTAACTGTCCCATTGGATTCTATCTGAATCCTAAAGGGGTGTTGATTCATATCATTTCTAAAGGTATATTTTTTACCTCTTATTAGAACCAAAGTTGGATTATTCTCATAATCTCCAGTTTCATTATTGATAAACTTATAGCTTCTTACACCATTTGCATCAAGAGTATAACTTGGGATATATGAAACAGTTCTGGGTTTGTATACTACAGCATCTCCAGTTATAAAACCATGTTTACCAATATCTAAAGTGTCTTGATCTTTAAATATGCCAGAAAATGCACGTATTCTTTTATTTACATTTAACTCTTCAACTTCAAAAGATGGTCTATAAAGTGGTAAAGATTGCGAGTTTACATAAATGTCATCTGTTTTTCTGTCATAATAAGTATTCTGAACATCAGCTGGATAGTTGATTATTCCATCAAAGTTTGATTTGTTTAGTTTTTTCTCTAAATCATATTTAATATTTTCATTTAAAAATACTCTACTACCTCTTACAATAACAGAAAACTGGTTATTCCATTCAACAACAGCCCCATTATAGGAACCAGAAATGTCAGATACTGGGGTTAGAGTAATGTTTTGACCAACTGATAGATCATGCTTTTCATAAAAATAAACTCTGTAAGCAAAATCAGTGTTATCTAATAACTCAATAGATTTTACTTGATAAGTTTTGGGAATGTTATAAATCCAAGAAGAAGATCTTGGATCATTTTTTATTTCAGTACCAAGTGTTTTTATTGGAAGATAATCATTTTTTCTTAGATTTTTTACCGATGGTAATATAGTAGATTCAATACTATTATCAAGAACACCTGTTACACGTACTTTAACTTGACCACCCGTAACATTGACATACGAATATACATCTAGATTAATATCACTATTCTCTTCAAAATCTCTTGTTAATCCAGTACATCCCAAAAACTGTGTAGATGTTTTGGAAGTATATTCTACGCGATATTCTAGGTTGAAGTCATCTTTTAATACTAAAGTTCCACTAAGAGGAAATCCAATGGTTGAATCAACATCAACAAATGTTTGATTTTTTTCTATACGTGTAGTATTTTTAGTTTTAGGATGAATGGTAAAGTTTCCATATGTGGAATCGTAGTTTTCCTCAATAGAGTTATCAATATATAAACGATAAAAATCTTTATTATCTTTTTGCAGTTTTTCTAGTTTTGTAATAATACCCCTTGTATTTGGAATATTAAACTGGGTATCTTGGTATAATGTTCTATTTTCTAACTCGCTTGCATCACCTTCAATAAGTTCTACAATAAGATTTTTTGTGATGGAATATCTAGAACTAGAAGGTTCTACCAGATAGTTACTTGGAATAACAATATCTACTGGTTTTCCATATAATGCTTTGAATAATAAATCAAATGAGCATTCAGAACCCTTGGATCTATAAAACTCTTTAATATTTTTTACAAAAGTTGACTCATTAATAACGTCATAAAACTCCTCATTTTCAAATCCAGGAGCAATCTGGACTTTTATTTTTCTAAAAAACTCTTTGAGTAAGATGATATTTAAGTTGGTTACAACATCACCATTCTTATGCTTAGATGCCTTCGTAGACGTGAAAATGAGTTTATTCGACGTTACACTATCCTTTAGTCCTGTAACCCCCGAGAAACCCCTTCTACACCCCGTAAACTTGGATCTGGTGATCTTACAGATGTATAGGTCAGAAGTCTCATATCCATCAATATCTGAAGAAGGTACTGGTGTAAAGTTGACTTTGATATTATTACCATCATTGGTGCCAGTTACAAGACCTTCGCCAATAAATTTAGATTCATCTAAGTTATAAACTCTTACATACCAACCAACAGTAGATGTAGTGTCCTCAACTTCAGTACTGGTAATCTCATTAAATCCAATATCAATCTTACCAACAAACTCAATAGGTTCCTCTTCTACAGATCTATCATAAAAAATAACCTCATCATTGATCTGAATAAGACCTTGCGAAGATGGAAATCCTCTAGTAGTATCTACAAAGATATCCTTTTCGTAATAAGAAATACTTGCAGTTAGATTGCAAGAATCTACTAGGTTTGTCAAGTTATCAATCTTGACATATTCTGCTAGATTTTGAATAAGGTCTAGAGATTGCCCAGAAGTTTCTTGTGAGATATAGTATTCTTTTAAAAACTCTACAAGCAGGGGATACTCTTCCCTAACATACTCGGGAACAAGATTTTCTACAAGACTATTAAGAGATACTTTTTCCATATTTTTAGTTTCTTATATACTGTCCGCTGGTTGAGTTTGTGTAGCTTGATGAGGTTATGAACGAGGATCCTGAAGTATCTTCCCCAGAAGATATTGAATCTCTAATCATATTTAACATACTATTTGTAGTGTCTAACTGAAGATATAGATCTTGTAATCCAATAACATCATTTGAAGATGGAGATCCAGAAATTTCAATAACTGAGGTATTGAACTTGATTTTTTCTGTAGAGGTAATAATAGTTGGATATAGAACAATCTCACCCTTCTTATAATCCACCTTCCCATAGTTCCTTCTAAGCACTACAGGAACGCCTCCATTCAACTTAAACAGGATTATCTCACCCATACCCCCTCTTTTAGGAATATCGGTAATATAGACAGTATCAACGTAGTTAGAGACCTTAAATCCAGAAGACCTTATATTATAACCATCACAGTTATTAACATGTATACTATTACCATAACAAATCTCATATTCAGCTAAAGCATTAATAGATGCTTTTAGATCTCTTCTTATAGTAATTTTAGTGATGTTTGATGTGATAGATGCATCAGTATCATCAATAATCTTCAAGAACTTACTATATTTAAATCTAGCACCATACTTATTCAACTCAACAGAGTCTGCATATCTTTCAATAGAATCTGCAATGTTTGATCTCAATGAATTTACACTGCCAACTTTATTGATATCATAGTAAACACTACTATCATATTCAACATAGAGGTATTTAAGGTCAATAATCTCTGGTCTAATACCAGCAACACCATATTTACCTAAAGAATCTTTGATATTATTTTTAACTGATATTGGTAAGATATCTCCCTCATATGGTTTGATAGTAATAAAAACCTTACCATATTGTGGTGGATCTAACTCTTCACCACCAAAAACAGAAACTGATTCTGCTTCGGGATAAATCTGAGTAACTATAGCTTCATAATCTGATGAAGTGACCGCTCTACCTTGAGCAGAATATAATCTAGGTGCAAACTTTTTAATAGAATCAATGGATTCAATGTTTCTACCACCTTGAGATGGTCCATCAGAAGATACTAGAGAAATGCCAGCATCTACAAATCTGTTATTATTATCATAAATCTTGCCAACATACTTAAAGGTCTCAATATTATTAGATTCTTCGCCACCATCACTAACAATATAAGAGAGTTCTACAATATTACCATCTTCAAGTTTCCTACCAAATACTCCATCACCAAAGATTATCTCATATCTTTGGTCTTCAATCTCTTGTAGGAAAAATACTCTAGATTCTGATCCAATAGCACAAAAGTCTTTACAAAGACTGAAAACCTCAGTAACAGAACTTTCGGCACTTTTTCTTACGACTGCCCTAATAGTATTAGTATCAATATTTGCATTATCTAAAATATATCTCTGATTTGGAAGAATACTATTAACAGTAAATGATTGTGAGACTAGACTTCCTTCTAGAATCTCAACATTATTAAAAACTGCAATCCCATTTACAACAGGAGCAACAATATCATCTCTTAAGGAGAAAATATAGTTGGTTTTAGTGAATCCAACTTGGGTTGTGCAGATAATGCCAGATTTTAAAGTTAAGTAAGTTGGTGATATATTACCAGATGATAGATTGACAATAAATGATATAATAGCTTTGGAACAGTTTCTGGATCTTGGTAAGTATCCAATATGCTTTGCCAAAGATACTACGTTCTCTCTTAATGTAGAACTATCAATAAAAACTTCATTGGTTATCATATTAGCATTATATGCTGATATGTAACTGTTGTATGCTAGAGCATCAATAATAGTTGATAGATTAGATCCCTGAAAATCATAATCCGTAAAGTTTGAGTTTGATCTTAGATATTGCGTTATACTATCTTTTATCTGATCAAAATCTAAATTTGTGAAGTTTACTATTGCCATTTATCTAGTAGGCTGTAATACGAACGATAGTTGTTGTGGTAAAGCATCTATACCAATGATAAAATACTTAATAGTAATATTAAATTCGCTATTATCATAGTCTGGAATGACAATAACTTCATCAAGTTTTACCCTTGGTTCATAGTTTTCAATAGAATTTTTTATTTGATCCTTGATTAGTGCTGCAGTAGCAAAATCCATATTTTCAAATAAAAGATCTGATACTCTAGAACCAAATCTTGGATTAAATGGTTTCTCTTCAGGGGTAGTCATTACAATATTTCGAATAGAACGGGCTATTGCGGTCTCATTTTTGATTGCAATAAGGTCCCTATTCAGTGGGTTAAACTGAAAACTTGCACTAATATCCTTAAAACCCGCTGATACCCGTTCTAATGGCATTTAATAGTATTTAAACTATGTTTATTTATCACCCAAATATAGGTTCTGTTCCATATTCCCAGTCATCATAGTCATCATCATTGCGAATCCTTTCATGAACCTCTTTTTGCACTTTAAAATCATGCTTTTTAGGTGTCATATCGTCTTCTGCAATCTCACGAAGCATTTTAGGTTTTGATCTTCCTGCCCAATAATCGGTGATTAAGCTTGTTGTTCCCCAAATCTCTTTCATATAGTTTACATCTCTATCTGGTTCTGGATGGATAGCCATCTTTTTACTCCTAGTTATGTTAACAGAACTTTTTACGGGGTTTCTATCCCGTATCAGTCTATTAAAAATCCCCTTCTTAAGTAATCTGGATCTTCCATATACTTATATTTACCATTTTTCCCATTTATAGAGAGCTTTTCCGTGATTTTGTATGCCTCTTACGGTTAAAATCGGTTCTTTCCGAGTAAAGCGCCCCATACCCATAAAATTCATACAAGGTCTGACAATAAAAAAGTCGGAAACTTGGGTACAGGGACTCCAGAAGGTCCACAAGTTTCCGACTTAAAATAAGTTTATTATAAACCCAAAGGTCATCTTGATGAATTTGTGAGTATTCATCAAAGACTTTCATTACTTGCCCTGACCACGATAAGGTTTGCGAGCATTATTACGAGATGTGGCAGCATATTTTGTGTTCTTCCCTTGACCCTGAAGGGTAGATTTGGGTTTGGACTCAATCTTTTGCCCGCCAGTAAAACTAGGTCGCTTTGCCATAATCAGTTAATCTCCAGTTCGATTTTGTTTGGATCGTATGCATTGTTATCATAAAACTGAGATGCCATTTCGTCAAGCATCTCAGTTGTTTCATCGTAAGTTAAATCTTTATAAAGGATCTTTCCATCATAATAGATTGTAACCCTTGGATCAGATGACTCGGGTTTTTTCATGTCCTACACGAATACGTGGATCACACCAGATTTCAAATCCTGCTTCAATAGCATCGAGACAGAATGACACATCCTCTCCACACATGTCTTGTACTGCACCAGACTCAAAAATTTGCATCTTAGGTGCAAACCATGGATACTTCATATCCTCATGCTCAAATACACCATTCTTAATCATAACCCATCCGAATCCTGTATAATCAACAGTGAATGGCTTACGACGCTTGCTGATACCATCAACCATTTCATGATTCATGACACCACCATTACTACGGAAATCATCCTCCTCTAACCAATGTGCTACTGATGTAGTACGACCATCTTCTGTAGAATACCAACCAGCAACAATCTCTTTCTCTTCCCCTTCTGCTGGTACTGCTAGATCACATAGTTGCCAAAACTTTTGAGTGTTGAAAACAATGTCACTATCAATCCATAGTTGATAATCATACTGTAGTTTTCCATCCCAGGGAATCTGATCAGGTCCACGTAGTACATTTGCACCAAGACACTTACAACGTGCAAAGTTGACCATCGATGAGTAATCTTGTGAAATCTGAATACTCATTCCGTTTTGTACTAAGTCAAATGCTAACTGTACAAATGCTTTTAGAAATGTAAATGAACATCCCCTTCCTGGTAGACAGAATACAATGCTCTTGCCTCGCATCCTCTCTTTGATTGCTTCATAATCCCAGTCCTCAACTGGTGCGCCCGCTGTGGGGGTTTTTGCTTTTACTGTGAATCCTTTTGCCATGAGTGAATAATCAACCTCAAATCAAACTCTAACGTCTTATTTATCTCTTGTCAATACGATGC